CGATACGACACAGTAATTCGGGAGGCTCGCACCGAGCGGGACGCCGACGCGCGCGAGTTCATGGCGACCCGTGCCAAGATTCAGGAACAAATCACAGCCAAGCTTGATCGGCTGATTGCGACTGTTAAGAATTGACGGGCGCGGTGGGAATAGATAAACTCCCACCGTGGGACGTAAACACACTGACGAAGAAGTAAGGGCGCGGCGCGAGGTCGTGGAGGCGTGTCTTGTGCGTGGTGAATGGACCTTGACCAGACAGGCCCAAGTTGCCGATCAATTCGATGTGAGCCCCAACCAAGTCAGGAAGGATGCGGCGTTGATTCGGCGGGAGTGGGCAAGCCAGGACCAAGAGCAAACCACGGAAGAGATCCGAAGCGACTGGCGGCAGCGGGTGCAGGCCACAATTAATCAGGCCATGGACCTGGGGCACACCACCACGGTGGCGCGGTTGCTGGCTACTGAAGCGCGCGTATTGGGCTTGGAGGCTCCACAGCAGGTGGACATTCGCGCGCAGGTCCACACGATAGACGACGCGCCACGGTTGGCCGCTGAGCTACTCAAGGCGCTGCCGGCGGCGTGTGACTTGCTGGGAATGGATGCCCCGGCGCTACCAATGATTCAACAACTGGAGGATGAATAATGGATGCAGAAATGAAACCACAATGGCAAGAAGTGATCGATTACATCAAACGATCAAAAAGCGCGACGTTTCCGGAGTTAGAAAACCGGTTCAATTGGCTTGGCGGCGGTGATCGGGTGCTCGAAATACCCAGACTGAATGTGCTTTTGTGGGTCGGCGTAAGTGATGAGGGTGCCGAGTTCTATGATGACCGACGGGTGAAAGACCAGATCGAGGTAGCATCCTGCAATTGGTTGCTGTACGCACATGACGGAAAGGCGATAAACATGCCGATCGCTAAGAGGATTCCACCCGGTGGCTATAAAAAACAACGATGGGCACCCGTTGAATTTCGACCTAAGCGCAAACTATCACCAGAGTGTGATGTGTACCCGGAAGGTAAATAATGGGGCACAAAAGAAAACCAGAAACGCCAACCTCTATGCGATTGCCGCAGGAATGGATCGATCGTGCCGATGAGGTAGCAAAGAAGCTGGAGAACGGGGGAGAGTTGGCAGCATTCGGAACGGTGACACGGGCGACCGTGCTGCGGCTGGCGTTAGAGCGTGGGCTTTCGGGCTTGGAAAATGACGTCTACTACAACGCGCCGGGGTGGGTGTTCTATCAGGGTCCAACCTTAACGAGTTCTATTGAATGGCAGTTAACTAGGGAGGAAATCAATAGACACAACGATGCGATCCGGTCTGGGGGTGTATGTGACGGATCCTGTAATGGCAGGTGTAGCGAAGTCGAATCGATAGCCAAGGCAGAGATTGAAATTGATTCAAAGTGGAAAGATTTGATGTGCCAACCGGCGGACGAATGAAGGCCACACTATACCGGGGCGACTGTCTCGATGTGCTCGCATCGATGGAGCCTGAAAGCGTGGACGCTATCGTGTGCGATCCACCATATGGGCTCGGATTCATGTCTAAAAAATGGGATGCCTTGCCGCCGGGCGTCGATTGGGCGCGGCTGTGCTTGCGGGTGCTGAAGCCCGGCGGGCATCTTGTGGCGTTCGGTGGCACGCGGACAGTTCACCGACTAGCGACGGCGATCGAGGATGGCGGCTTCGAGGTCCGCGATATGGTGTCTTGGATCTACTACAGCGGGTTTCCAAAATCGCTCTGCGTGTCGAAGGCCATCGACCGGGAAGCAGGCGCGGAGCGTGAGGTCACAGGGACAATGGGCAAATGTGGCATGGCTACCGCTGCGGAAAACTACCAAGGAAACGAAAAATGGAGCGGTTTAAGGCGGGATGTCCCAGCAACCGAAGCGGCCAAGAAGTGGAACGGATACGGCACGGCGTTAAAACCCGCACAGGAACCCGCTGTGCTCGCGCGTAAGCCGTTGGCGGGTACAGTGGCCGCTACAGTAATGGAACACGGTACAGGGGCGCTAAACATCGACGGGTGCCGCTTTGCTTATGGTGATGAGGCTTGGCCGGGACCGCAGGATAACGACGACACGGCAAGACCGCAGAGCGTGTTTTGTCATACTAATACGTTAAGCAACGGCAGGTTTACCGGCGGAGGCATTGACGGCCGTTGGCCCGCCAACATTTACGCACACCCAAAAGCATCCAGATCAGAACGCGAGGCAGGCTGCGAACGGTTGCCGGGTCGCACGGGCGCGGAAGCAACAGACCGCACAGCGGGATCGGCGGGGCTGGACAATCCGAGGGCGGGCGCGGGGCGTACTGCCGACAGGGTGAAGAACCATCACCCAACAGTGAAGCCGATCGGCGTGATGCGGTGGCTGTGCAAGCTCACCGGGGGCCAACGGGGATCGGTCATCCTCGATCCGTTCATGGGCTCAGGTACGACGGGATGTGCGGCGGTGTTGGAGGGCTTTGACTTTATCGGGATCGAGCGTGAACCCGAATACATGCAAATATGCGAGGCGCGGATTCGTCACCATATGGGGGCGCTGTTTGCTCATGGTGTGCAGGTCATCGAAACAGAGAAGGCCGCAAAATGAGCAGCGCGGCTAAGGTGCTCGCGGCGGCCCCGGCGCTGGAGGCACTCGCACAGCTAAGGGCAGAGCACCCGCTAGCGTTCGCCACGTTGTGGCACAACAAGCCACCACGGACCAGCCAGCGCGCACCGTTGCAGCGTGCCGGCGTTGATTCGGTCTTGGCTGCAGGCGGAAACGGTAGCGGAAAGACGGAATTAGGCGGACAGGTAGCGTGCGCCGTGGCTATGGGGCGCAGTCATCCAGCGGTGGCAACGTGGATTAAGCGGAACCAGATCGAGCCCTCGCTAATACCGCCGAAGCCTGGGATCGTGTTGGCGTCCTCGCTGAATTCTACGATGTCGATCAACATCCAACGGGCAGCGGTGGAGCGGTACGCCCCAGCGGGTACCGAGTGGCGGAACCGGGACGGGCCGGGGTTCAGTGAGGCGCGGTTTCCCGGCGGCGGTCGTGTGCGGTTCCTCACTGACCAAAGCGGAAGGGCTGCAATGCAAGGATACGCCGGCCACTTGTATTGGGCAGACGAAGAACACAGCGAAGACGTCTACAATGAAGCAATGCAACGGCTCACCCGTCGGGTGTGGGACGGCCGATCGGGCTGGGCACTGCTGACCATGACGCCCTTGAAGGGCTTTACCTGGGTGCATCAACGGTTCATAGCCGACCCGGATGAACGATCGGCGGTGTTCTTCCTGCACGGTGGCGATAATCCGCACATCGACCAAGCCAAGCGCGCGCGGTTGCTTCAGGGCGTCAACGCTGGCGAGCGGGCAGCGCGGGACCGTGGCGAGTTTACTCAGTTAGAGGGGCGCGTGTTTACCGAATGGTCACGACCGGCGCACGTTCGGCAAGCTCACGCGGTCCCCGATGACTGGCCGCTGTATGCGGGCTGGGACTTCGGAACCAGGGCACCGACAGCGATCGTGCTGTGCGCGCTGGACCCGTCTGACGATACGCTGCACGTCATATCGGAAGTGTACCAGGCACAGCGCACGACCAAAGAAAACGCGGCCGCCTATCGGCGCATGTTGGCAGGGCGCGAGGTTGAGTGGTTGGTTTGCGACCCCGAAGACAAGGCCGCGCGGATGGCATTAGGCCGGGAGTATGGCGTGCCCAACATACCAGCAAAGAAGGGCCCCGGCTCAGTGCGGAAGGGCATCAACGATCTATCTGAACGGCTAGCCATTAACCCAATCAGCGGACGGCCGGCGCTCGTGGTGCATGACTGTTGCACCAATCTAATAAGGGAGATCGAAAGCTATGTATGGGCCCCAACCCGAAGCGGTGAAGTAAAGGACGCACCCGCACCACGGCAGCAAGACCACGCGATCGACGCCTTGCGGTATCTGGTTTCGCGCCTCGCTGGATCGTCGTTTGGCGTGGGGTAAAAACGGAAATTCTAAAAATTCCCAATTGCCTAAAAATTCTAAACCGCCTAAACTCACCACGTGGGCACAAACGATCTAACGATTCGAAACGGCTGGTTTGCGCGCGTTTTGCGTGCGCTGTCCCTTGTTGATGTCAAAGACGACGGCACGACAACCCACGTCGCCGGGTCCGATTTCGTCAACGCGTACGCCTCACGGCCGGACTATTCGCAACTAAACAGCATGTCAGCGCTTGCGGCGTTCCCATGGGTCCGCGCTTGTGTTGATGCGATAGCCTCCGAGATCACCAAGTTACCAATTCGAGCCATCAGCGGGCGCGGCGTCGATGCTGTAACCGTTGAGGATCACCCAGTGCTGGATCTGTTAGAGCGTCCATCGTCGCGGGTATCGGGGATCCTGATGCGGCGGCAGCTGGTCACCGACCTAGCGCTAACGGGGAACGCGTACCTGCTGATTGGCGGCAGCCCAGAGCCCCGCGCGTTGATTCGATTGCACCCGGAACGAATGCGAATCATACCCAGCGCCGACGGTCAGCCGGCCGAATATGAACACGACGGCCACGGCAACGTCACCCGCTACGGGTTCGATCAAGTTCTGCACATTCGCAACACGTCATGGAGCGCCAACCCGAGTAACCTCTACGGCACCGGGGCGATTCAGGCGCTACACAATGACCTCATGACGGACCTGGCAGCGTCTAAACTGGCAGCCGAAAGCGCCGAAACAGGGCTCCCGACTGGCATCCTTAGCCCCTCCGAAGAGGGCGACCGATGGACCCAAAACCAAATTAAGCAATTGCGAGAAGGCTTTGAGAAGCAACTCAAGGCCAAATCGGGCACTGTTATCCTCGGCGCGGGTGTTGACTATCGCCAGGTATCGCAGACCCTTCGCGATATGGAGTACCAAAACACGCGATTAATGGCCCGTGAAGCCGTCCTGGCGGCGTTTGGAGTGCCTCCCGTGGTCGTCGGTTTGCCGAACGCCAACTTCGCCACAGCGCAAGCGCAGCGCCGACAGTTTGCGGAGTCGATACAAGCCAAGGCCGCGCAGATTGACAGCGAGCTTACCCGGCTTGCGCGGATGTTTCCCGATTCGGATAGCGTCCGCATCGTTCATGATTTCGCCGAGGTAGACGCGCTCCAGGAATCACGCACTGAACGCGTCAACCGGGTGCAGTCGTGGTATTTCATGGGGCTACCCTTGGCCGATGCTGCAGCGCTTGAAGGGTTCGACGAATTAAACGCTAACGACATCGAGCCCGAACCAGTCGAAGACGAGCCCGAACCGCAAACCGAAAGCCTGATCCGTTTGATGTGCGACGATGACGAGGCCGAACCCGTTACACGTTGGCTATCAGACGACGTTCAGACAATGGACATGGAGACAGCCGACGGCCGCGACGCGGTATGGCGTAACTTTATTAACAAGGTGCAAGGCCCCGGTGAAAAGCGGCTGGCCGCCTTGACCCGTAAGTACCTGAGGCAATACGGCGCGCGCGTGGCAACTCGATTTGAGGAGCACACACCACAGGGCAAAGGCGTAAAGCGGTCGATCGATTCGGTAGCGTTGGACAAAATTCTGGATGTCGCCCTTGAAACGCAAGAGATCGCGCGGGTGCTGCTGCCAACCTACCGAATGATTCTGCAGCGGTCGTTGCTTGAGGCCTACCGGACCATCGACCTGGACGCCGGGATCGACCCGCAACGCATCCAAGAGGCCGCAAACGCCGAAGTAATGCGCATGACGCGGCAAATTCAGGCGACTACCAGCGACCAAGTAGCGGCCATTCTTCAGGACGGATTTAGCCAGGGCGCATCAATTGCCGAGATTCAAACCAACCTAGTGCAGTCGTCAGCGTTCAGCCCACAACGGGCGCTGACCATCGCACGCACTGAGGCGACACGGTTGGCCAATCAGGGCGCGGCTGACGGTTACCGCGAGGCTGAACGGCTCGGGATCGAACTTGAAAAGCAGTGGTTACACAGTCGAGACGAGAAGGTCCGCGACTCACATCGAGAGCTAGAGGCGAAAGGATGGATCCCGCTAAATGCTCCATTTGAAAGCCGGGGAAGCCTTGCCGATGTTCCCGGTGGTTTCGGGGTTGGTCGCGAGGACATCAATTGCCGCTGCACCATAGTATCAAGAAGGGTGAAAAAGAAATGAACGCCAAATTTAAAACGTTGATCTGTAAAGCTTCCAAAGACACCGATGGGACAATTACCGCCGTTGCATCCACGCCGGACGTCGATCGTTATGGTGACGTGGTGGCCCCGTCCTGGGACCTGGCAGCGTTTAAGGCTAATCCCGTCATTATGCATGGCCACGATTATGATGGGCCAGTAGTGGGGCGCGCGTTGGAGATTGAATTAGTCGGTGAGTCGCTGATGATGTCAGTAGAGTTTGATGAAAGCGACACCAACCCAGTTGGCCAGCGAATCGCTAACCAGTTCCGATCGGGTTTCATGTCGGCGTTCAGCGTTGGATTTGCACCCGGCAAAAGCACGCCACGCGCGGACCTGCCCAAAGACCACCCGGCCTACGTCGAAAAAGGCGCGGGCCAATACTTTGAGAATAACCAATTGCTTGAAGTTAGCGCGGTGGCCATCCCTGCAAACCCTCACGCGCTGGCAGTGCGCGCAAAGCGCTGGGGTCTTGAAGTTGACAACAAAAACGCCCCAGCGCCAGAAGTAACCAAAGCAAGCGCAGGCATAGCAGCGCCGGAG